GTTGTTGTTTGTTGGCATTACCAGCCAGTCCTGCCAAAGCTGCAATGGGAACACCAGAAGTGTTCACCGCTAGATTTGGCTTAGCTTTCATTGCCATGTAAGCAAGGTTCTTCCCAAGATCAGGGGCAATGGCCTCTTGGAGATACTTTGCTCCAGCCCCCGCCATAGCGCCCATAGGGCCGCCAAACATGCCGCCGACAGCAGCAGGAAGTGCTTTACTCATAACGCCACCGCCGACACTTGCACCGAATACTTCTTTTGCTGCGGTACGCGACATGGCCGGCAATAAACGACTTGTGACTGTATAGCCATCTTTTAGACGCTGGAATTCGGTTGCCATTTTTGGATCATTAACAGAAACCCTGTCAACAGCATCTATTGTTTTATTGTTCAAAATATCGTAAATCTCTTCAGTTCCTGGCGGAACATTCTTGTCCCTAAAACCACTGCCTATTTCTGTCTTTACCTGAGAAAGTCTGTCAAAATCAAGCTTCCCGGCTTTCTGGAGCTTTTCCAATCGTTCGGCTGTTTTTAGAAGCGCAGTATCACCACCATCGACCTTATAGTAGTTTTCAGCCTTGGCTTTTAACGCATCAATTGTTTCTTGTGCTTCCGGGAATGAAGATTTCGTTCCTTCTGAAGTCGCATCGACTATTTTCCCTATAGATTTCCCAAAATCCTTATGGGCATCAAGAACAGCCGTAAATTTAGTGTTTGCGCTTGCCATTGGAGAAATGAAATCTTTGGGAAGATGCTTCTCGGCTTCTTTTCCAAAATACAGCGCCACATCTTCAGGGCTGACGTTCATCTTCTCAGCAAGTCTTCTTCCTGCTAGGGGGTTAATATCTAAGGCTTGAGCAGTGGTTCGCGCTTCTATGCGTTTTCCGATACTGTCAGGAATTCTTGAAATTTCTCCAGTGGCCTCAGAAAGTGGAGTAGCTTTAGGAGCTTCGGCTGCTCCGATAGAACCACGAAGACCACTTAAAAGACCAAGAACATTGACTGCCTGTTGAACCGGATGTTCCGCTGCATAATCTATCGGATGAACAACAGGTTGAACCATCTGTTTTGCCATTTCTGGCGTGTTCTTAACAAACTCCGTGTCTTTTTGACCCGAGGGTGTTTGAGCATAAGGCACACCACCTGCCATCTGAACACCTGTTTGCAAGGCTCTCAGTGGCATATCATAGGCACCCTCTTTTATCGTTGCACCATAGCCAGCGAGCGCTTGTTTTGCGTCAGGGACAATGTTTGATGCAGCTTTATTCAAGAAAGGAAGGTTTTCTTGACTCGAAGAAGTTGATGGAAGATAGGAACTTATCGCCGATTGCGCTTGAGCATCATTTTCTGCTTCTACTTTGTATGATGCGCCATCTGGAGTATCGATGTTGTAAATCTGCATTTACTTTATCCTTGTAATCTTAACACCTGAAGGATGATTTACTGTTTGACCAACACCTGGTAAACCATTTGAAGTGCTTGTGTTTTGTTGGTTGTAGCCTCTTCTTGCCAATTCAGCATCTATCTCTTTAATTGCTTTCTCAGCTTGAAGTGCTTTTTCACTTTTATAAAGACCACCCAAGACGCCTGAAGACAAGTTCTTTTCATGTTCAGATTTCTTGCTCAGAAGGTCTGTTATTTCTTCATTTGTTCTGTGAGTTGCTTCTGATTTAGCAGAAAATCCTTGAATCCCCGCAAGTATATTGCGAAGAGCCGAATCGTTCTTTGCTTTTTCTGCTTCAATAGCCAATCGTTGCGGTTCATACTGTCTTTTTAAATCCAACTCGCCTTGTTGAGTTTTAGCGGCCTGTCCTTGGGCATAGCTATCAATAAGATCCTTTGGACTAAGTCCAAGCAATGCGGTTGGCAAAGATTGAGCCATTTGGTCGTTTATGAGGGGAGGCGTGGTTGTAGTCTGAGTTCTAGGAATGACCGCACCAATGCCTGATAACCCAGAGTTTGGAGTAACCGAACCCGTTACAGGATCATAAGCGGCTGTCTGGTTACGCATTACAGGAGCCTGTTCAGTGGTCGTTGTAGTGGTTGGCGCAAAGAGCTCAGGATGCATATGTTTATATAGATTGGCTTGAGCCAAAGCCTGAGCTACTTGCATTCTTTTACTAACTAAAGAATTTGCAGCTGCTCCAATATCAGTTATTCCCTGCATTAAATTCTGATGCTGTTGCTGTTGAAATTGCTGTTCATATACATTCTTACGTTGAGCCGCGTCTATGACTGTTGAAACTGGGAAGTTTGGCTGTAAATTAAAATTCGGAGCAGAATCAACCATGTTATTTACCTCTCCCGCCAGAAGAACTATTTAATCCACCACCACCAAGATACCCCAATCCTCCGCCTATTGCAGCTCCCCATGGCCCAAAAGGAGCGCCCGCCGCTGCACCAGCTCCTAATCCTCCAACTGCTGTGCCCTTCCCACTTGGCATTTGAGGAGCTAATTGTGCACCAATGGTCTTTGCAACATTTGCTTGATTAATAAAGTCTTCGAGACTTAATCCTCTCCCAAGGCCAGCCTGACCATAATTATTTTGAATACCAAGAGCTCCCTGTTGAGCTCCTTGGAGTTGTCCCAACGCTCCAAGCTTCAGCTGTGCCTCTCGATTTGCGACATCTGAAGCCAAATTAGCCTGTTGACGCGCAACTTCTTGTCCATATCCTGTGGAATCAAAAAGATGAGCGGCCTGGGCATTTTCTGCAATGTTCGGAAGAGTTTGCTCAAATAGATCTTTTGCTCTTTGCGTGTTGGCTGTTCCAACATCTCCAATTCCTTGCAAGAGTTGGTTGTATTGAGATTGACCTAAATCATTTGCAGCCCCATACTGTTTTGCGCCTTCAGCAGCAATTGCAGCCCTATCTGCGTCAAATTGTTCTTGGTTTAATTTGAAAGGACCAGGAACAGAAGAATCATTATTTGAAGAACTTCCGATTCCTGTTAACTTAGTAAATCCCTGGCTTATGGGCTTAACTAATAAACCTCCTGTTGCAATACTTCCTATTTTCCCTAAAGTGCCACCACCTAAAAAATCTGTCGGATTTGTTGGATCTAAAGAACGACCTACTGAACCACCCATAAAACCTCCTAAAGTTCTTCCTTCAACATCGAAGCGTAATAGTGAAATCCTTTTCCAAGAAATCGACAATATGCTGCGTCATTTCCACGACTTGAAATAATCATGAAGTGGCCACACAGACAATCCTTCGCTCTTTGACGTACTTTTTCCCATGCCTGCTTAACCCATCTTTGTCCTCTTTGATCATCCCTAACCCAGGCTTGAGATACCGTATAAGAAAGCTTTTGGTCAATATCTTGGCCTACATGGGCAAGAATATAAGTGACGAGTTCTCCGTCAATAATCCCAAGCCATAAGTCACCACCTTGATTCAAATAGGAAGCATTAGCTATGGCCCTTAATGTCTGTTGATAAAAACCTTGATGGTCAACACCATGCGGCGTGTGGCTTGTGCGGATAAAGTCTTTAACCGCTTCTTCGATCTGAGGAGCCATACCTTCAGGAATAACCTTAACAACCCGAAAGTCGGGCATTTCGGTGAACTTTGTTCCTGGTACTTCGATGGTGAGCGTTCTATTCATGCAATGTTGTAGAAAGGGATCTGATAACTTGCATTGCCAATGTTCACGACTAGATAGCCAACAGGCAATGCTGTAAGTGCTGAAGCGGCGCCATTTGCTCCAACTGTCAAGAAAGTTGTCGGACTCCCCAATGTCAAATCACCTAATATAATTGGTCTCGGAAGAACCTTTGATTCTTGATTTTGTGCATCCGTCCCATAATATGGGAAGTCTTTATTTTCTTGGTCTTTTACTTGTTTTTCATGGTCCATTTATATCACCTACAGAAGCGGATTTGATCCAACACCAAGGCTGTTGTCGACAAAAGAATTAAGATAAATAAATATTTGGTTTGCGGCTGCAGATATTGTTGATTTTGTTCCATTCGCTGCTGTGGAAAAGAATTGAAACTGACAACCAGAGCCAGAAACTGCTGCAATTACTGCGATAATCGATCCCGCTGAATTTGCGTATCCACTCTGTTGCCCTGAAACCGCAAAAGTTCCCATATCGTATGAAACAATTCCAATATTGTTTGGAATCTGAAGAGCCCCAGTTCCTGCTGAATAAGAAGCACTCAATGTTTGCGCAGAAGCAGTTCTGGCAAGTTGCATACCAGTGGTTGAATCAGAAGTCAAATTCTGGAAAAAAGTCGTATTCCCATTTTGGACAAAAGTAAGGATGTCGCCCGTAGCGCCAGCATTGTCTCCGTTGCGTATTAGTCCAAGATAAACCCAGCCATTGGTTCCATAGGCTGTATTAAGCGTTGCGTAATTTGCTCTCAAAGGAAGAACGGTAGATCCTACTGTTACCCACAAGGTACTCGAATCTGTGACCTTACAAGCGTATAAAGCGTACCAGGTGTTGGTGGCTTCAGATGTTGCTCCCGTAAGACCTGACTGAGCCCCGGAAGTCACCAATACAGCATTTCGCGTAATATCGAATGTGGTTCTTGTCGTCGATGTTTCTGTTCTAACTGTCCCATCAGGAAATAGTATCGGGATATCTCCGCTAGTTCCATCTAATCCGGACTCAACCGCAACGGTTGTAACAGATCCAAATTGAAGAACAGGACGACGCCACGTCGAATAATGATCAACATATTGTTTTGTCGCCACTTCCAAAGCCAGGGTGGGGTCAATATCAACCTTCAACTTTGCGAATGATTTTGTCTCTGCTTCTAGTCCCTGCCAAACCGCAGCATTGTCAGAGAAATTTGTATTTACCTGACTGCTGCTTATCGTCGTAGAAGGTGAGAACGTGTAGCTTACTGTGAAATTGATCGCCATTATTAAACTCCTGTGAAGACTTTTCTAGCTCCGTCCTTTTTAACTCTGACGGTTGTTCCTTGAACTGTAAATCCTTGAGAAGCTGTGTTATTCGACATCGTGTAACTAAATAGGTTTCCGCGACCTAAAACAAATTGAGTAAGCACGGTCGCGTTCTGACCACCCCAGACTCCAACATCCCAAAGCGCTACATCCCAAAGGCTTCCAGCGGCGACTAAACTAAAAGTTGATCCGGAAGAAGGGGAAGTAAAGTCAAAACCATAATTGATTACCAATGTTGAAGATACTTCTGTAAGCGCAACAACATCGACATAAACAGGGTGAATAGTTTGATCGATTTCTGTGGTTAGGTTGCTATAGGGAGTTCGCCAGTAAGAATTGATCGCACCAGGAGAAGTTTCTGAAGCGTCAGAGAAAATACCCGATTTAATCTTTTCGTACATCTTCCCGTTATAATGACCACCAAACATTCGTTTATTTTGAATAAGACCAAAAGTGTTTAGCTTGAAACCGGATGTGCATCTAAGAAAACATTTCCTTTGGATGTCCCAAACGATAAGATAATTATTCGTTGTGTTAGATCCTGTTGAAACAACCCACATAACCCATTCAAGCGGTTGATAATAAAATCCTTGGATGTAAGGAATACGAACTGAGTTTATGCTATCCCAGATATCGTTTATGTCGTTTGGGTAGGTTTGAAAATTTGAACCATCAACAGTAGACTTCATACGCAATCCAGGTGTGACAAAATAAATAACGCCGTTGGCATATACGTAGGCATTTTTACCTGCGATTCCAATTCCTTTCTGAAGCTGATAAATAGGAAATGGCTGGCGAGTAAGAATCATCATGTGCGTGCTTGAGTTTTTAAAAAGAATTGCTGTGTCAGGTCCAATGACAATCCCGCATTGTAAAGCCTCGCCATCCGATTTATTGACATCTGAACTTCCAGAACCAGTACCTGTCCAATCTTCCGGATCAGATAGGACAGACCATTGAATACGACTTGGATTTGCGGCTGTCGAAATCGCAAATATTCTGTTGTTTGCAACAAAGGCGGTTGTTGCGGAAGGGGGTGTTCCCCCTAAAGCAGCGGCATTCCCGGACCCCGAATACTTAAAAGGAGCGTCCGGTGCGCCACCAAACCATATCTGGATATTGTTGTAGATGACCGGTGTCCAAAGGTTGTTCTGTCCTGTCGTTATTGTTATTGCCCCAGTTGTATCTGTCATGGTTCCAGAAAGGCTTGAATCAGTGAAAAACTTTGTTCCTGCAACAGCATTCAGAAATTCAGTTCCACTGTTAAACTTTATATAGCCAATTCCAGTGACAGCCGTTGAACTTGAAACCATCGCAGAAGAATTCCAAGCGGAATCGCCATTACGCTTCTTGAAACCTTTATCAAGGATGATGAGGTTGTCTAAGTCAGGTGATTGATTAAGTGGAGAGATATACTCTGGATCGAAGGTGTTCAACCCACCAGAGAAATCGTTTAGTTCGATTGCTGGGCCATTCGCTACCATTTAGCTGTTCCTTGGGTAATTGAACGGAAGTGGCATATACCCCAAATTCCCACCCACAGGTTGATTGTCTGCGGCTGTCATAACGCGATGACGATGAAGGCTATTCTCGTACTCGTCTTTCATCTCTTCTATCATCAAATCGAAAAGTTTAACTGAGTTCGCATAGCGCGAATCATCCATAAACGAATACGCTTGCGCCTTAGCTCCCTCAATAAGTGTCGTGGTATGCCATTTGGCTGGGATGATAGAGATGTCAGCATCAGCAGACATATCTGTGGCTACGGTAAAGTAGTCAATTCTGAGGTTGATTACAGCGTCAGGATTAGGCCAAAGCCTGAATTGAGGAGTCCCGGCCCCAGATGTTGAATCAATCCCTGCCATGCAATACATTCGTGGCGTACCGCTCGAAAGAAAACCAGGGTTAAACGCCTGAAAGAACTCAATCGTTGTCTCTAGGAGTTGATAGGGAAGGACATTCTGGTAAATCTGAATAATTCGATCTACATTCGTACTTGTTCCGTAGTACCATTTCTGGACCGTATAAGTCGCTGCCGAAGCGGTCGTGGTTGCTCCAATCTCAATTGTCGCGGTGGTGGCTCCTGAAGTGTGGGCCGTAATTCGATACCAGTCATTACTTGAGGACGTTTGGATAAACCTACCACTCACCGACACATTGCTTCCGTTAACATCTTTTGGCGCTGTGCTGAATGTGATGGTTGTTCCTGCGGCTGTGGTTGCTACCGTTCCGGTAGTAATATCAGGGACGGTTTGAATGACTAGTGGCGTGGGATTTCTCAAGAATGGCCATTCAAAAGATCTCAGTATTACTTGCTGAGAGTTATTTAGCCATCTCTTGAGAAGCGTGGCCTGAGCCGAGATTGTCTGATCAAGACCAACCTGGGCACCCAACTCCTGCTGCAAAGTTAGAAAAGAAGCCATTATCCATCCATCCTTTCAAATGCGACAGCAACGCTTGTCGTATTAGAATCAAGATCCACAAAACAACCTGACGGGAATGCAAATCCTGTAGTTCCAAAAGGAAATGTAACGCCTAAGCTTGTGGTTCCTGTAACGGTCACTGTCGCTGTTCCTGCGGCCGCTCCATTGACAAGACTGACCACGGCGCCACCGCCACCGGTGCTTATGACATGAATCGCATAAACACGAACTGGTTTTCCTGATACGCCGACAACGCCATCTGCTGTAAGTAATACTGTTCCTGCATTCTGTAACATGCTCATACTATGCCTCCACTGCGACTTTCTTTGGGCGACCGGGTTTCTTCTTAATGGGTTCTTGTGAATGAACGATGATCTGTTCACCTTCTTTGATAATGTCCTGAGAAGGAGGAACAACATTTTTAATTTCATCAGAAGCCACCTTGATGAGCGCGACTTCCATTACATCTTCAGGATCTATCACTAAAGGAGAAGTGGAATTAGGAGCAAACGCAAGCGCCATTTCATCTATCTTTTCTTTTAGTCGTACATCAGGACCGCAATTGGCCTTCAAGTATTCACAGATCTCTTTCCAAGCTTGTTTAT